GGCCCTGGCGAGATTTGGAACTGTCGGTGTTTTGCGGAACCGATCATCCCCGATTGAAAATGTATTGTGTTTGTGCTTGACATGACGGAGAATGTGATTTATGCAGACCACGACACCAACACTCAATAACATCACCCCGCAAACTGGGCGCATGGTCAATGAGGAAAACGAAATTCATAATGTCGTGGATGACTACGGCATGCTCAAGACAATTAATCCTGAGGCCGTTTATGTTCATGAAGGAAAAGCGTTTAACTTCTCATTTGTCGGCTCTATTTCCGGTGTGACATATCTGCTTGGTCGCACGAATGGCAAGGTGGTTCATTTGCTTGGTTATCACTTGATAGCTGCGTCAAATGCAGTATTGGTCGAGTTTTTTGAGGCTCCAACCGTTACAAATGCGGGTACTGCACAAGCAGTTATTGCAAGAAACCGTGTGAATCCTCAAGATGCTCATCTGACCGTGTTTTCAGGAACCACGGTTTCAGCCGATGGCCTTCTGCTGAACAAATCTAAGATATTCGCATCTGGTCAAGGAGCTAATCGCGTTGGTGGCGATACCACCATTCCGATTGAATGGTTGCTAAAGCCAAATACCGATTACATCTTCAAATTAACGCCAGCAGGTACGACAGAGATCACCGCTGATTTCACTTGGGTTGAGACCGAAGATTGATATGGCGACCTACAATGGCATCGAGATCGACACCAAACCGAGCGAGGCAATGGCAGCCGAGGCAAAGCGTGGTCTTGAGTGGCGCAGAGAGCACAATCGTGGAGGCACAGAGGTTGGCGTTGCGCGTGCTCGTGACATTTCCAACCGCAAAAACCTCTCATTTGATACCATTACACGCATGCACTCGTATTTTTCGAGGCATGAGGTTGACAAAAAGGGGCAAGGTTATCGCCCTGGCGAGCAAGGATTCCCGAGTGCCGGACGCATTGCGTGGGCATTGTGGGGTGGCGATTCAGGCCAATCCTGGGCACGCAACATTGTCAGCCGCATGGACGCAGCAGATAAACGGGCAGGAGATGCATCGATGCCATTGAAAAAAGGCTCCTCGCAAGAGGTGATTGGCGAAAACATTGCGGAGTTGATTCGCTCGGGACACTCCCCAGAGCAGGCAGCCGCCATCGCCTACAAAGCCGCAGGCAAGTCTCGTGACGTTGCCAAGCGATACTATTCAACCGCCAGCCTGTCAGAGCGAATCAGCGAAACCCCCGAGGGCTTCCTGATCTGCGAGGCTGTTCCGATCACCCGCACTGGCGAGCTTCTCTATGCTCCAGGGGAAACGCCGATCGATGCTGGCAAAAACGGACACACTGTCATCACTCGGACGGTCGAGGATATTCATGACCCCGAGACCATTGCCTCGTTTGAAGGCAAGCCCGTCACGATCAACCACCCAGACGATTTCGTCACGCCTGAAAACTGGCGTGCCCTTGCTGTTGGCGTGGTGCAGAACGTCCGGCCTGGTGAAGGTGAGGATGCAGACAAGCTATTGGCTGATCTGCTCATCACTGATTTCGAGGCCATTTCCGCAGTGAAATCAAAGCGTCTGCGCGAGGTTTCATGTGGATATGAGGCAGAATATGTCGAAGAGGCTCCAGGCAGAGGCCGCCAGGAGAATATCATTGGCAATCATGTAGCACTTGTGGCTTCTGGACGGTGCGGTTCAGAATGTGCCATTTTCGATCACGCACCAAAGGAGAAAAAACCCATGACCATGAAAGAGAAACTCATGGGGCTATTCGGGAAGGCACTCGATGAAGCCATGCCTGAAGAACCCCCAGTGGCGAAAGATCAGGACGTTGGTGAACTGCTCGCAGCCCTCATGAAGCGTCTCGACGCGATTGAGGCCGCGATGAAGCCTGCCGACTCCAAACCTGCCGACATGTACAAAGCAGACGAAGAACCGAAAGAGGGCGAAATGCCTGCTGACGGTGAAATGCCTGCCGACGAGATGAAGGCAGACCACGATCCTGAGCAAATGAAAACTCTGGAAGAGCGTCTCGTGACCATTGAGAAGGCTCTGATGAAGTTGCTAGGCGAAGAGGCCAGCGAAGGCGAAGAGGAAAATGAAGAAGGGGAAGTCTCCCTGGACGCAGAGACCGTTGCTCGTGCTGAAATTCTTGCACCTGGCATTGCCAAGTCCAAAGACGTGAAGTCCAAGGCCCTCGATGCCGCTTTTGGCACAGAGGAAGGCAAAGCCATCATCTCCACCCTGCTCGCAGGTAAGGCATACGACCAAGCAGACAAGGATTTGCTGTTTGTCGCAGCCTCGGAAATGATGAAGGGTGTGCGCCGCAGCCAACTCACCCAAACCCGTGTTTCTCTGGATTCGCTTCCTGGCATGAAAGCCGGTGAAATGACCCCCGAGAAAATTAACGCCCTGAACGCCGCACGTTACGGCAAATCTTAAGGAGAAAGACCATGACCAGCTTCCTTTATCGCGCTCCCGCAGGTGTTGCCGGTGACGTAACCCGTCCTGATGACACCATCGTTGAATCCGGCCTGCTGAACGCAGCCGCAGCCCCCACCGCCTTTGGCGCACCCGTCAAACTCGTCTCTGGCAAGTTTGAAAAGATCGCCTCTGGCGACACCGCAGCAGTTTTTGCCGGTGTTCTCTCTCGCGTGGCTCCCAGCATTGCTGGCGACCTCGTTCAAACCTACGCAGGCGGCACGCCCAACACCGCATCGGTGCAAGGCATTGTCGTCAAGGGCTACGTCAATGTGGTCTGCACGCAGGGCACTCCTGCTCGTGGCGGTTCCGTGTTTGTGCGCGTGACTGCTGACACTGGCAAGGCCGTTGGCGATTTTGAAACCGCCGCCGACTCTGGCAAGTGCGTTGCGCTGACCGGCGTGACCTGGGCCGTTGATGGCAAAGATGCCAGCAACATCGCTGAAATCCGCATCGCTTAAGGAGCACCACAATGAAAACCTTTGACTCTACTCTGGCGTTTTACGTCAACCAACTCGACAACCTCGACAAGAAGTTGTATGAACCTCTGGTCAATGTGACCTGGGGCCGTGACATTAACCTCCGCACCGGCATCACGATGGCAAACGAGTCCACCTCGTTCATCCGTTCGTCTTTCGGTGGCGTGGGCACTCAGGCTGCCACTGGTAAGCCTTGGCTGTCGCCCAACACCACCACCCTGCCTGGTGTGTCCATCAATGGCGAGCGTGTGACCCTGCCCCTGCGTTTGCTGGGTCAAGAAGTCTCCTACTCGTCTGTGGAACTCGAGCGTAGCCAACTGATCGGTCAACCGATCGACCAGCAGAAGTTCAATGCTCTGAACACCATGTATCAGATGAGCACCGACGAGATGGTCTATACCGGCGACACTGCCACTGGCTCCAAGGGCCTGCTGAACAGTTCCGAAGTGACCTCTGGCTCTGTGCCTAACGGCACTGGCGGCTCGCCTCTGTGGGTCAACAAGACTCCTGATGAAATCCTGAAGGACGTTAACGATCTGATTCAGGCCGCTTGGTCTGCTTCTGGCTTCGCTGTTTGCCCTGACAAGCTGTTGCTGCCTCCCGCACAATTCGCTTACATCGCCGGTCAAAAGATCAGCACCGCAGGCAACGTGTCGATTCTGACCTTCCTGGAGGACAACAGCATCAGCCTGCGCGTCAACGGTCGCAAGCTGGACATTCAGCCCGTCAAGTGGCTGACTGGTCGTGGTGCTGCTGGCGCAGATCGTATGGTGGCCTACACCAACAACGAAGATCGCGTCCGCTTCCCAATGGTTCCGATTCGCCGCGAGACCCCGTACTACCTGGGCATCAAGTTCAATGCCCCGTACATCTGGGCCTTCGGTGAAGTCGAGTTCGTCTACCCCGAGACTGTCCGCTACGCAGACGGTATCTAAAGGAGATCGGCATGCAAGTCCAATTCAACCGACCCGTCACCCTCAATGGCGTGACCTACGGCAAAGGGCTGCATGCCGTTCCTGACGCAGACGTGAAGGGCGACTGGTTCTTCGATGCTCTCGTCAAGGACGGTGATGCAGTCATCATGCGAGCAGCCGAAGAACCTGTCAAAGAAGAAGTGGCTGAACAGCCAGAAGCCAAGAAAACCCGCAGGGGCAAGTAATGGATTTGGCTCAGTTCCGTCTCGACTTTCCCGAGTTCTCGGACACCACCCGTTTCCCCAACTCGTCCCTGACCTTTTGGTCGGGGATGGGGGAACGCCTCATTTCCGCAGACCGCTTTGGCGATCTGTACACCCAAGCTGTGGAGTTGTTCACAGCGCACAACATCACCCTTGCCGCACAAAACGCCTCCGCATCCGCTGCTGGTGGCCTTCCTGGTGGCGCAGGTGGCCCGATCGCGAGCAAGGCAGTTGGCTCGGTCAATGTGTCCTATGACAACGCCAGCGTGATGCTGCCGAACGCAGGCCACTGGAACCAGACCGTCTACGGTCGCCAATACATCCAACTCGTGCGATTGATTGGGCAGGGGGCCTACCAACTATGACCGTCTCCATCCTGAAGGACGACACAGCACGCATCATGGCTGCCATTGAAGACATGGCAGGCAAGAAGGTGCTGATCGGCATTCCTGCCGACAAGTCCGCACGCAAGGATGGCCCGATCACAAACGCCGCACTTGGCTACATTCACGAGAATGGCAGTGCCGCACGAAACATTCCTGCCCGTCCTTTTTTGGTTCCTGGGGTCAAGGCTGCCAGCGCGAAGTGCGCCGAGGTCTTGAAGTCATTTGCCAAGAAAGCCATCACGGGCCAAGCAACAATTGATCAGGGCTTGAACGCTGCCGGACTGATTGCTCAGTCCAGTGTCAAGAAACGCATCCAGCAGGGCGAGGGTTTTGCACCACTGGCTGAATCAACCCTTGAGGCTCGCGCACGCAAAGGCAAGTCAGGGACAAAACCCTTGATTCGGACAGGCCAATTGCTTAATTCCGTGACCTATGTGGTGAGGGACAACTGATGGCACTCATCGACGTTTCAGAACTGCTGACAGACCCAGATTTCACCAACTCGGTGACTCTGATTCGTCGCTCCTCGACAGTCAACACCTATGGCGAAAACGTCATGACAGAGACTTCGAGCACGATCACTGCCGTGGTTCAGGGCGCAGGCACAGAAAGCCTCGAAAGAGTGCCAGAAGGTGCTCGCCTGTCCGATCTGATTGATGTGTTCTACAAGGGCGCATTACACGCAGAAAGCCCTGGTGGATATGCGGACGTGATCGTCTGGAGTGGCAAACGTTATCAGGTCGCGGAAGTGGTTGAGGACTTTCTGAACTACGGGGCAGGCTTTACCAAGGCCATCTGCAAGTTGGAGGCAGCGCATGTCTAACTCAAGCGCAACTGGCGGCTACCTGACGCAATCCTCGTCGTCGATCGACGGGCTTGCTCTGCGCCGATTCCTGCAAAGCGTGATCGTTGGCGTGACCGGACTGCCTGCCGCAATGGTTCGACCCATGTGGCAACAAAACCCGCCACCAGTGCCCTCGATTGACACCAACTGGTGTGGCTTTGCCATCATCTCTCAACGCCCAGAGCAGGGCGCATACCACGAGCAACTCAACTCTGGTGGCGCGAACCTTTTGCGCCATGAGCAACTTGATCTGCTTTGTGCTTTTTATGGGCCTGATTGTTTGGTGAACGCAGGCATTTTGCGTGACGGTCTTGAACTTATCGCGCAAAATAGAGAGCAATTGTTCGCGGAAGGTATGGGAGTCGAGGGATTTTCAGACATTACGCACGCACCAGAGTTGGTGAATGACAGGTTTTTCGATCGTGCCGACATTACGATGACGGTCAGTCGAGAGATTCGTCGGACATACAACATTCTGCATTTGGTCGGGGCCTACGGGACGATCTATGCAGAGGATGCGGAACAGCAACCGCTGACCGAGCAAATCAACGTGTCGGCTTAACTAGGAGAAAGAAAATGGCTCAAGGCTTGAATATTGGACGGTTGGTTCGCGCCACCGTCAACTTGGCACCTCTGGCTGCCGCACGACGTGGATTTGGCACGCTGTTGATTGCTGGTGACAGCAACGTCATCAACGGTCGTGACCGCATCCGCACCTATGTAGACTTGGAATCTGTCGCGGAGGACTTCGGTACTTCTGCGCCGGAATACCTGAGTGCATCACTGTACTTCGGTCAAACGCCTCGTCCCAATCAGTTGATGATCGGTCGCTGGCTTCGCACCGCGACTTCTGGCCTGATCCAGGGCGGCATTCTGACCACCGCAGAGCAGGCGATGGCAAACTGGACGAGCATCACCACTGGCTCGTTCAAGATCAGCATCGATGGTGTTGAGCAATCCGTCACCGGCCTGGACT